GCCCAGAGAAAAATTGGTGCGAATGCGCACCTCAAAACGTGCCAGAGGCCACACAGGGCCCTCCCAAGAAACCCACACACACAAAGTCGTCCCCCATAGCGTGGAAGAACTCCACTGTCGTTCCAGTCCCAGTGGAGGCAGTCTGGGTATCGACGAACACACAAGCATACGTGACCGTCGCCCCCCTAGCGGTGGTGTCATTGTACGCCTCCATGCCCCCAGACGCGCCCAACCACGTGGGCCGGAACAGCCGTGGTCCTCGCCATGGCACACTAATCCCACACATTTCTTCCGCTCCCTTAAACGCGCTGAAACCAGTCAGCTCCGTGCTTACATACCGAAATGCCTGCAGTAGGGAAAACGCCACTGAGTCCGCCAACGCCCACAAGGAGGGCGGGGTGGAGATGGTGCCAAACACGTTGAACTGTTCCCTCCCAGACTGCGCCATGCCCTGGGCCCTGATGGTGCAGGTTGACCCATTGTGACTCACCGCCCTCCACTTGCTAGTGCCTCGCATTCCCTAGTAGGACACCATCGCCGAGGAAACCACCGATGGAACGAACAAAAGAGCCCCACTTGGCTCCGTGGTGTTAACGCAGGGCACCCCAAAGAGCGGGATGGTGTAAGTGTAAATCCCTTGCAAGTTTGTCGCGGCGAACTTCGTCACCTGGCAATACAGGGTTGGCGTGTATGCGGCAGTTAGTTGTCGCAGATGTACAATGGGTTTTACAGCCACGGCCTGCCCGTCATTGGGGCTTGACAAGTCCACCCCGCTCGTGCACAGAGTGTTTTGCCTCAAGGCGGCAGAAGGCACATAGAACTCAAGGTCTGGCCACTGGAAGAAGAGCTTGAGCCCTATGCCGGTTGTGGCTTGGTTCGAGGTGAGCGGCGCATCCACCGTAACGTATAGGTTTCCATTGGAGTTGTTCACGCCGAAAGGGGGGGCAGTGAGGGAATACTGCGTCAGAGGGAGCCTGTTATAAGCCTGGGGAAGTGGCAACATTCTGTCGGGGTACGACCACGGTATCTCCATCTCGCATTCCTTCTGGCCCGCCCCAAGATCAATGACGCAAGATGGAAATTGTGTGGCGCTCAACACTCCGGTGCGGACTGCCCCTGGGGCCCACGTCAACAGAACCCTCCCCCCATCCAGCGCGCCAGCTAAGGCGACAAGCTTAGCGCGGCAACGTCCGCGCCAGTAAGCACAGTGCTGGCCAATGACCATTGGGGCTTGGTAGCATGGGGTACTACCCGCCGTCAAACCGCTGTCGATCGTTGCGGGGCACACCCCAACCACAGCGATTGTGTCTCCCGCACTCTACGCGGTGGTAAACTCATTGGAACAGTCAGACCCCATCACTAAGTTCCAGCGCGTGCCCAAGAAGGACATTGCCATCTGGTCGTCCTTCTCCCATCCCCCAATGCCCGGATCAATGCCCCCCTACACGGACGGGTCAAGGTCTGCCACGTAGGAGCCCGCCGAAACTCCCACGCCCTGGCTCAAGTCCGCGTTGGGAGCATCAGCCATGACAGTGGTTATTCCCTGGTAAGGGGGACGGCCCAGCCCCAGAAGTTCCGCGACTTTGCCTCCAACGGTGGCCGCTGCCGCCAGAGGTCCCGTGATGTGGGCAAAACTAGGGAGCGCGAGTGTCGCCTTTCCAAGCACGGTTGACGCTGTCTTGAGTCCGCGCGCGTACATGCCACTACTGCTCGTTTCCTGTCCTGAGGTGACGGTGTACGCATAGTAGTCCGTGGGCGTCGCCAGGACGTATCCTGGGCTCAACCAACAGCGGATCGTCCCTCTGACATCCGGCGCCGTGGCTAGTGAGCAGTGAGTCAGCGGAGCTAGTAGAGCCAACGCTAGCTGGGGGCCAGCCACAGTACCCACGTTCAGGTCACTGGCAGTGGTGAGGTTCACCGGACCAGAAGGATTGGCCAGTGAAACCTCAAAAATCTGAGTTGAATTGCCTGAAAATTACAGCAGCTTGCCCCCGGACTGATGTATTTGCGCCGCCGTCCATCTGGTCTGGGTGTTGGAATAGCCAATTCTGCGGAAAGCATGGACTATAGCGCCCCCCCGGTGTTGGGGGGTCGCGGCCCACGAGACTGAGATATTAAAAGTGCCAGCCAAAAACGCGTTGTTTGCCAGCTTGCGCATGACCCCTGCCTTCTACGCCCAGATGGAAAATATGGGTTAATAGTAAAACGTCCCAAAGGCGATATTGGTGGACGCTGCCGTCACCACGATGGTGCCGACATCTTGCGGTCGCGTGAGGGTGTCCTCCATGATTCCCACGGTAGGTCGTGGGATGGCCAACTCCGCTGCCCCTTGGTCCCCCCCCACCTCAAGGTTGGCCGTGTCAAATCTCGCGGTACCAGCAACAACCTCTTGGCCTTCGGGAGCTTCCACCTCCGTGCCTGACGTGACCTGCACCCTTAATTCCCCGTGGGCCGCGCGGGCGGCGGTACCCACCACGGTTGGGATGCGCAAACACGCCCAAGCTGTGACAACGGCTAGTAGTACCCCCGGTGGTACAGCGGAAGCGTTGTTCCCTGACATCGCCCAGAGCGCGCACGAAGCGCCAACGAGCAGACCGACGGCAACCGCGGTGTCACGTTTCGCGACCATTTCCCTATTCCATCCTTGCGCCCGCCACAGTGCGACGGCGACGGCGACGGTGAACGCCGGCTGGTGAACGCGCGCCCACTCCTCTTGGCCGCTGGCCGATGCTGCAATCCTTCCGGCAATATGGCCGAAGGTTGCACAGTACAAGACCAGATCAATTCCTTCCTCTTCAAGGCCAGACGTTGGCACGGTATCCTGACCGATTTTGGCGGGAAGAACCGCTGAGTACTTGTGCCGCAATTCCTCGTCTCGAAGGTGGCGCAATAGCTCGGCCGCCGCCAGGCTAACGAACACGACCACGAGGAGAAAACCGTCCAAAAACGGGTCAGTACAGTGCTGGCTAACGCGGCGACACACGTGCAGGGCAGTGCCGACTATGATCTGGGCCAACCCGAGCGTTGCAAGGTAGAAGATTGGGGAGATCATCAAAGGTTCCCAAGCTGAGGTGCACTGCTGTACTGCAACCTCCGCTGGTGCGGCTTCTTCGGCCCACTGGCCCCCCGCATCCCAAGTCGTCAGTTTGCCTCCCCACCAGACCATGTTGAGCTCTGCGAACGTTGGCAACAGCGGTCGCGAAAAGACGCTGCCGTCAGGCATGGGCAGGGACTCCGGAATGGCCGCACAGAAGCGGGTGTAAAGCTCCTCGCCATGCAAAAAGCATTCCCGTGCTACATTATGCACCATTGATGCCACCTGAGCCGCCATTTCCACATGGGAGGACGGTTGCATCAGGTACAAACATCGGAAAACACGTTTGAGTTCCATGGGACTCGTGTACCCCTGCCCACGCAGAACCCAGACCCGTTGGAGGAATGTGGCCCTAGAGCGATCGACCCAGAAATTCTTGAAGTCCAGATCTTTCTGCGCCGTGGTGTAGACATGGCCCCACAAAAGCAAGAGAGCTGCTATGGACGAAGCGTTGTAGGCCTCTCTGTATTCAGGGCGGGTGGCCAACACGTGGTCGTCACCAAGGCACACCGCGGCGGCGTGGCGTCTGAAGCTCGCCCCTACGATGAGCAAGAAGCACATACATAACAGCAACCAAACCACCACTCCATTAAGGAAGTCCGTGGACATGACGCCCGACAGCATGGTCGACCACAGCCACAATGCAAACGCATCGACAACCAAGACGCACATTGGGTACAGGTAAATAATTTCCCGCAGTCTGCGGAGGTACTTGGCTGACCAACCCTTCCTCTTGGCTATCCCCACCACGACTGGGGCTGCACCCTGGTTGAAGCACGCCTGTGAGAACCTGGCATCATGGTCCCGCAGGTCGCCGAGCCCCCTTTGTCCATCACCCGCTTTTTCCTCGAGGACCGCGTCAACCTCGCCCCATTGCCGCGGGTCGGCAGCGTTGATGCCGATGGCTTGCCCCGTAATGCGCGGACCGAGGGCAATGACAGTCTGTGCGATGGGTGCCAAGTACATGCGCTACAAGAGGAAATACGCGAAATGGTAGGGATTGAAGTGCCGGGTCTTACCCTCCACGACCTTGGAGACCTCGCGCAGTTCGTTCTTAAGGGCCGAGTGGACGACTGGGAGGTCCCACGGCTCACCGTTGTCGAGGCGGTCCTCAAGGTCCTGGACCATCGTCTACATTTCTGGTGTCAGCTTGCGCGCCGCCACGTCCACCCAGGCGGCCTTCGGTCCCCCCATACCGCTGGATCTGCTCAAATCAAGGGCCTGAATCCCCGGAGCGCCAAAGACCGCCTACTCGGGGGTGAGCGGACCGTCATTGGCGTCTTGTAGGTCATCAGGGAAAGCCCCCAGGTATTCCTCCACCGCCGCTTCCCAGAGCCACGGTGGGGGTTCCGTGTCGCCCGGCCGCTGCAGCTTGCCCTTTTGCGGATCCACCCACTTGTCGTCGTAGGTGAGAAAGGGCCCCGTAGCCGGCACGGCGTACTTGCCAGAGACATGGGGCTCCACAAGGTCTCGCACAGCAGGGACTCGGTAGAGGGGGTTCTCGCACCACTTAAACCGATATGTTGAGCGTGTGTGTAATGCCCCCAACGGAGTGGCCTCAGGCCAAAATTCCATCTGTGCTGCCCAGGAGCGCACATGAGGGTCCTTGCCGGTAGCCACGCTTTCCGGGATCCGCACGCCAACAGTCATGGTGCACTCCTGCCCGCGAGCCATTATCGCGCCCAAGCTGTCCTTATCAAGTACCTCCACCCAAGCCTTCCCGGTTCGCATGCAATTGCCGACGACTATGCCCAAAAGGGCAGTGCCTCCCTCACAGTGGATGGTCACAATGGCTCCACTCGCCCCTTCGTGCGATGTCCAATTTATCATCACGACAAGGCCCTTATAAAGTCGAAAACCCACATTGCGCGGCACGTCCAAGGCGGGCTCACATGTAGTTGTTGCAAACTGCCGCACTTCCGCCCCCTGATCCAGGGGGCTGGCTAAGTAATGGACAGTGCACCGAGTGCCGACCGGGACCTGCAGGGCAGTGACCACCTGAGGGAACTTCTCCCATATCTTCGTGAACGGTCTCGTGTTGAGGAAAGCCACAACGGCATCTTTCTCCCCGACTTGAAAGGCATTTTTCCCGAGGCACACCTAGTGCACGCGCTGGGTTATGCCCTCATCCCCATCCCGTAGATGTGCAAATTGGATGGCGACCTCACTTTCATTGCGGAACACATGGTGGGGCATGAGGAAAGCTCCTCCTCCGAGCGGGAACGCACTGACCACGTGGCGTTGCCCATCAATGATGACGCGCATTTTCTGCAGGGCAAGCCCACAACCAACATTGAGGGCCGCGGAGGCCTAATCCCCTCGCACCGTGGGCAAAACTCCCGGCTTGACCGCCCCCAGCATTATTCGCCCTCGAGTCAGGTCGGCCAAGGACACCACTGGCCTATTCCCTCGCTCCTTCTCCAAGCGCTCCTTCAATTCGGCTTTCCAGGTGGTGGGTTTACTGCCAATTAATTCCTCGGCATCCGCTTTGCTCATGGATGGCTGCGTTTCCTCTGCTTTGGGGTCGGCCTTTCCTTTAAGTTTCCAAGCGAGCCAAGTGCCTGCCGCTGCAACACCGCCCACCAAAATGAGCTTGCGCATCGAACGGGCATCAAGGTCTTATGGGCGATGCCGAGCCTCAAACTCAGCGGCCCACACCGACAGCCGCGTCACTTGGTCGGCAATGCGCTGTGGTAACACTGGCCAAGCAAGCCACGCCCACTTCAAGGCAAGAAACGGACGCGCGGCTTTCGGCAAAGGATGATTCTCCGGCGTGGTGCGCAGGGCGGCGTAGACGTACCACATATACCAGATAATAATGTCGGCAAAGAAAAGGCTCAAGTTTTGCGTGTACAAAGTGACCAGTGTGAGAGCCGCAGCGCCGAGCCAAAACACCTCTGTGCGCTCAAGACCGGATGTGGGAGAGTAATCCAGCTTGCGGAGTATCTAGGCCGCTTCGTCCTACACGTCATCGCGTACTCGTTCCGCGTTTGCCGCAATCTTAATGCTAGTCGCGTATTTCGCTCTGACGAGGGGTATCATGATCGCCATGTACTCCTTGATATTGGTGAACTTCCCTACCTCTTTCCACTTCACGACTTGAGCGCTGATGGTCTGCGACACTTCAACGACGCCGTCCCAAACCGGATCTGTCACCTTGATGTCCTCGAGCGCTTTCGGGTCGAGCTAGCATGTTTCAGGGACGCGGAAGTCCTTCGCCGCCTCGAATCTCACCCGATAAACTCGGCGATACATTGCGCCAGAGTTGGTAATCACCCCTGAGAGCCCCATCGACTTATCGTTGGTGGTGATGACAGTACTCACCTGCTGCATCCATTCGGTGCCCATCTTGTTGAGGTCCGCCATAGGCGGCTGAAACGGGGCCTCACCCGTGATCTTGATGAGGAGAGAATAGACTTCCGCTGGCGTTTTGTCCGCGGACAGAGCCGCCCACTCATCCAAGGTCAAACACAAGTGTTGCTTCGACCGGTAGGAATCAAAGTACCTGAAATCACTATCTAGAGCCAGGCAAATGCCCGGGCTCCAGGTGATGCCCAGGGCCGCACAAACGCTTTGGTGGGTCACCGCTGTTAGTAGCGTCTTCCCGATGCCTGGGGGACCAACCAGTACTGTGTTGTTCGGTATGGGCCGCCCGCTGGAACCATAGAATATGTTCCTGGCATTGGCCTCGTATGTGGCAAGGGCGCTCAGCATGCTGATACATTATGCGCGTAGGTGGCCAGCATGTGTTTTGCCGAGCAGACAATGGACCATGTACTTCTTCTCCTGAATGTAGCCAAGCCTCGCCGCCTGGAGAGCCAAACCCGTGACGTTTAGGTCCACTTTTATGTCTCGCGGGTCTTGGGCCAGCAAGATCTGGCCATCGAGAAGGGCCTACTCACGGACCTTGCCGGAAAACAATGCGCTGATGCTGCGCAACTCGACAGCATCCCGCGCCCGCTGCACGAGATCCTCCACCGCCGCGTACACCTGGGCTGCCACATCACCGACCGGCACCCTCGCTTTTTCACAGTACTCCAGGAGCCATGACGGAAAGAATTTAAACCCGCTGGCCCCGGCCACGCTGAGCCCGAGCAGTTGGCCGGCCAAGACGAGCATGTTGCCCAGCCACACGGGCATATCAGGGACGTAGTAGCCCTTTGACAGCGCTTGCATAATGTCTCCCGGTCCAAAGGCGGTTGTGATAGTGGCGCCCGGAGGTGGCAACAAATCACAAAAGCAGTTGAGCAAGCGGGTTATCTCGTCCCCGGAAGTGGCTGCTCCGTGAGCCAGGATCCCCTGAAGAAAGTCGTGGAACAATGCCAAAACCGCCGTTGTGCTTCTTGTTTCCCACACGAGCATGACGTGCAGGAACAGATTCACGCCTGTCCGCACCTCATTGGCCCAGCGGGTGTCATTGGCGTACTCGATAATGGCGGTAAACATGGCGTCGCCCGCCGCGCTGGCGAACCCCTTCCAGGGCCTCACGTGCGGCACGGACGCACTATTTCGCTCCAAAGCGGCCGCGAGTTGTTGCCGGGCTTCCGGGGTGATGGTTCCCAGGCGTCCTCTGTTCGGACTTGCCGCCTCGTCATTTTCATCACCCTCCGTGCCACTTGTGGGGGTCGTGTCCAGCAGGCTCCGGTTGAGACAAACCGCTTCATGCGACCGCTCAGCCACGTGCTCGCAAGCGCGGATAGCCAGGGGAACCCACGCCAACGCGGGGTCAAAGGCGGCGGCGACGCAGGCCATGCAGACGCCAGCCTCCAGCACGCCCCACAACATGGCGCACGCAAGAGATTCCGCGTGTGGATGCTCACTTTCGACGATGAGCTGGGCGTGGTTGTGCACAAGATCCGCCACCACCGCCGGAACTTGCAGCACAGAGGCAACTACCTCCAGAGTCTTGCCTCGGGCCCAGTGGCGATGTTCCCGCCCACTAGTGGGTTGGCAGGTTTTGCGGACGCGGCGCGCTGGTCCACACGCCTTGAGGATGGCGCGCAGACGCGCCTGTCCCTTGGTGAGCGCGATGCTGCCCGCGGGCTTGGGAAATTTTCCCGGCGCGCGCTGGCGATTGGGCCTCGGGAGCGAAAAGCCCCCATGGATGGTACGCTTGGAATCGCGCACAGAGGTGCCGCCCAAAACCACCTCTCGCTAGCGCGGAAGAGCATAGAATGTGCCGGCCAGCGGAACCATCTCACGCTCTTGAACCAACACGAGGTAGTCGTTGAGTAGATAGCGC